ACAATAAATCATCTACGAGGTTTACACCTGTAATCAAATACTGCTCATTAAAATTCAATGTAGTGTTTACACCACCACCATCATCCACGCTGATAACGTGGTAAGTAAGAATATTTATTTGTGTATTGAAAGAAACAATAAGGTCTAATTTCCCTGTAGCTCCACCACCTGAAAAATTAGGGTCTGTAACAAACCAATACATAGTTTCTCGTGCACCGTCTTCATAAGCTCCAATACATTTAGCTGAAGAAGATAACACAGCGTCCTCAAATTGTAATTGAGTGATTTGGGTATTCCCTTTAGTAGTTTCTACAGAACCTACTTCACTGTCTTCTGTAGAACCCAATCTAACATTCAAGGCATCTACATACTCGCCATTAGGAATAAGCCTCTCATCGAGGCTTTTATTCATTCTCCCTAAAATAAAATTTCTCTGTAGATTAGCCATATTACTTTAACCATTTATCCTTCCCTCTCATATTCATTAAGAGTCTTCCGGGATGTATGTTACTTATTCTTATTTTAGCGTTTCGCAACAATGCACCTTTACGCTTTCTTGCTCTTGCAATAACGTATTCTTGTACTCCCAACTTGGAATTTAAAATGGCATATTCGATATATGCATATACATAATCTTCAAACAATTTATTTACTTGAATTAAATCATTATTTCCACCCTCCATTCCGTCTGATACGTACTCAAGAATACATAGCTCTCCTGCCATTCCTGAACTAAAGTTTATAACTCCGGATTGCTTGTCAATGCTAAAGGTAGGATTGGCATTTGCAGTTTCGGTGTTTAAACCAAAACGTGCTCCAATCTCATAATCAAAATACCATCTACCATCGCAACAATATCCTTCATATCCGTGAAAAGGATTATTTGCATTTAGATAAATAGATTTCTTGCTACCTGTGATTCTGTCATAATCAATGTCAGAATATTCAGGTCTTAAGATTTCACCATCTTGGTCAAATAAAATTCTACAATCATTGTCTTGTAAATATGCACGGCTCCAATTGGTTTGGATGTTTTCTGTGAGAGGATATAGCAACCCATTTTTATACACTGATATTCTAACCCAATTAACATAGTCAGGAGGTAGAACATATCTTAATGTGTTACAAACTGAAAGCTCTAATATCTTTATCTCTTTAAATGCATCGTAGTTTAATTCTTGAATAGCACGTTTTGCGTGAAACAATATCTTAAACCTTTCCTCGTTGTTTACAAGACTGTGGTTGCCTGAATACATCAACATAAAGTTGTTTACAATATCATACAAAGAAACATACTGATATGACCCCCAATTAGCATCTAATGGAGCATTACCGTTGTTTTCATAATATTGATAATCTGATATATAAGGCATAATTATTATCTTTCTTGTTGTTCTTCAAATTGTTCTAAACCTTGACCAAACTGAACTGCTGCTACTTCTCTGATTGACATACCTGCATATTGCAATATCTTAAGAACCAATGTGGGTTCATCTGAGATAGTCAATTCAAAATCCTGAAAGTCAGGTTGAGATTGGTCAAATGACGGCTCACCGCCAAGTAAGTTTACATATGTCCACTTAGGGTCCTGTGGGTATCTTATATACTGACATTGCACGGCTCCTATTGTATTGATGCTTGGAGGAAATAGTGAAAGCGTTGGCTCTTGCTGAGTATACGCAGGGAACATAGTAGATGGTGCAGTAAGCAATGAATTGTTAAGCATAGTAATTTTACTATGAGTAACCTTTTCAGCTTCTGTTACCACACTATCATCATATATCACATATCCTTCACCTATGTTTTGAAAAATATCTGCAGGATTACCATTACCATCTTCAAGTGTAATAATCGTTGGTGTTACGTTTACTGCAATAGCAGTTTGATTCGTAGTGGTATTACCTACTATATCGCCTACTTGTACCCCTGCAGCTACAAAATCTGTGGTTGAATCTTCTAATGTTTGAAGTAAGACATTATCGTTAACACCACTTGCTAATAGTCTTGTGTATACAAGGACTTTATTAAGCAAATAGTAATTGTCATTTGTTGTGGTTAAACTTGGTGTGAAAAACCTGTTATTGATGTTATGCAATAAAAATTTAGTCTCTGAAAAAATATTAATTACTTCTTCATAGCCTTTAGTGATATCCGCATACCCTGTACCGGATTGCCTTGCATTCTCTTTGTTTATCTGATAGTTATACTGAAAAAAGTAATCTTCGAATATATCTAATTGTGCTTGTTTAGCGTAAAGGTTAAAATCAGCAGGTGAGATATATCCGTAATTGTTCTTATTAAGTATAGATAAAACTGTATTTCTAACCGAGTTAATCATCTGTAAATACTTTGTTACAAAGATACATAAAAAAAAGGAGGGGTTGTTTAACCCCTCCCTCATACACAAATACCAAACCCCTTAAAGTTGTTTCTCTAAAAACTCTAATACTTCTACACCTTCATCAGTTCTAAACCAATCCGCTAAGAATTGAATTGGGTCAACACCAAAAGGTATAGTTGTCATTCTCTTTTTGTTTCCTTCAAGATTGTAGTGTACATCTCTTTTCTTATTACGGAAACCTAAAATCTTATTATCAAAAAACAGTTGAACTGTTGATTGTAATTTTAGTGCAGGGTCTTTCAGAGCTGAAATAAAAACCTGTGGGTTTTTACGAGCAAACACCAAAATATCACGCTTTAACTCTGCTGAAGACATTGTAGTCACATCCTTACTAAACAATACTCTTCCTACTTGCTCACATTGCTCAATAGATAAAGATTTTGCTTCAATCAAAGCATCCACTTCAACATTGAGTTTTTCAATTTCTTGTGAGGCATCTTTTGAATAATCTACTTCAATAAATTTTTTACCATTCAATGGATGGTAATGTAAAAATTCTTGTAGTACAGGATTGTTTTTAGGGACTGATAACATACCGTCTTCAAAGACAATTGGCTCGACAATAGCCGCTCCATCTTGCTCATCTTCAAAGCAGCTTTTTTGGTTTCTTGCGTATCGTAACGCTCTGTTATATCCTTTGTCTTGGTCGAAATAAAGAAGAGGACTTCTTCTGCTATTTCGTGAGGGAATAATACACGACAGAGGTGCTCTGTCTCTTGTGAGTTTATAAACTCTATCTTTTGCTTCTAATTTCATTTTAATTTGATTTTAAGTTTTAAAAAAAAAAGGTGGAGTGTGTCTTTGAAGACACACCCCTCCTTATTAAATATTAGTCTTCGAACAGTACGAAGTTGTTTGCACCCATTGTACAAACACATCTTTCTGATAGGAAGTGTACCTCCATAGCATCTAAGCTACTTGTAGCAGCACCACCTGCAGAACCTGTAATCCAAGTCTTATATCTTCTATCTTCAGTTTCTGAAGCTCTATATCTTACGTGTAGATATGGACGCTTGGCATTCTTACCAAGAATTTGGTCATACACAGATGTAGAACCTGCAGGAACTAAAAGACCATTGATGTGACCTGAACCTGCACCTGTAGCGTTTCCGCCTCTCATTGTTGGGTCGTTCAAGTATTTCCAATCAGTCTTATAGAAGTCATAACCTCTTCTGAATCCTGAGAATCCTAAGTTCAATGCCATTTCAACATCATTGTCAAATAAACCAAATGATGCTCCTTGACTTGTAACACCGGCTACTGCAGGGTCATTAAGACCATTCAATCCTGCCAACATATCGTCAATAGCAAATCCAAATTGTCTGTCAAGGAAAAGTACGTTTTCCTCGATAGCTCCCTGAGCATCTAATCTACCAATGATAGTATCAAAGTCAGCAAGAGTATCCGGCACACCACCTGTCCAAAGGTTACCTCTATCTCCTACTACGTAGAAAATACCTTCTGAACCTTTGTTACCATAGTTAGGGTTAGCAGCAGGGTCAACGACACCTGAACCTGCTTCTGCAGGTACTGCTTCAACCATAGCGGTTTCAAGATAGTCATCGAATCTCAAACGAGTTTCGTGCTCAGACTTCATATACCATAGGTATCCTGTAGCACCATTTTCAGTTGTTACTTCTACCCAACCGATTTGAGCCATATCAGAACCTGATACTGCATATTTGTCTTTGATGATAATTGGTGAGTTCTCAAAGATGTAGTCGTCAGACTCAAGAGAACCATCCATTCCTAAAGTTCCTTTCTTAAATTCAGAACCATAAATAAAGATAGTAACATCAGCGTTACCAACACCTGTACCTGCAGTTACAAGACCACCTGCTTCATAGAAAGCGATAGTAGCTTGAATAGGAGAAGCAGTTAGGTCAACGTCAGTAACGATACCTTTGTTTTCTCCTGAACCGTCATTCTGAATTACTACTACAGTTTGTCCTTCTCTAAGTGCGATACCGCCTTGTGCTGAGAATGGAACCTGTCCTGTAGTTGCAGTTCCTGCCGGTGCAGCCGGGTCATTGATTTGGAAAGTTACTGCGTCATCACCTGCAGCTCCTGCCGAACCAACTTGAGTATACTTCACGTGAAGTCTACCTTGCTCTGCCCATTTTACTAAATCAGAGTTAGAAGGAAGTTCTGCTCCTACTAATCTCAAGAAAGAACTAATTGTTCTGTTTCCATATCTTTCAAATTCTTTTTCGTATGTATCAGGAAGATACTGATTCAAGAAGTCGAAATTTTGGATGTAGTTTGTTGCCAACGGCACTTGTTGTGCAGATGGCTGAAGGTCAAAACCGGGACCTGTAAAATTACCTGCCATAATTTCTAATTTTTAAGTTTTTACTTTTTTTTACTTTTAATCGTTAAGCCTCTACTGCTTGGTTGCGATATAGACCTAATTTGCAATCCATCCTTCCTGTTTGCAACCTGTGAAACTTTACGCTCAGTCATATCAACATTTTTCATACTGCGTGTAACATTCTCGGTTGCATCCGCTTTGCCTTGCTCATAAAAGAACGAAGCAAACCTTTCCGGATTCATTGCGATGGCTAATGCCCTGTGATAACCTGAAGCATCATTAAGCAACCCTGTTTCTTTATCCATAAACTTTTTTACAAAAGACATAGAATCTAACTGAGCTTCTTTTAGCTTCGTAGCATCACCCGGATTAAAAGTCAAAGTAGCATCTCCTATCTTGAAATCAAAACCTTTGAAATCTGAGAATACTTCGTTGGTTTTATCAACAAACCAATCTCTTTTCCTTTTTACTTCCTCTTGGTTACTTTTAGCCGTAGCCAAGTATTGCTTATAGTTATCAAGTTCTTTTTGTTGCTCTTCAGAAATTCCAACCGTACTTGACTCAAGGGGTTGTTTGTACATTTCCTTTTGCTCCTTAAAAAACTTTTTAGCTTTAGCAATAGCTTTTTTCTTTGCCAACTTAATTTTCTTAATATCTTTCTCTTCGTCAAGCTGCTCATCAAATCTGTAGTCATCCATAAGAACATCTACGTCTTCTAAGTCTTGAGCCTCTCCACTTGAGATTAGATACTCAGATAATAGTTGGTCATCCTCCATAGAAGAAAAATCTCGATTAAGTCTTACATAATCTTCCATTCCCCTTCCGGTAGATTTTTTATACTCAAAATAAGCCTTAACATCTTCAGGCAACTCTTCATTGTTTTCTTTTTGGTCAAAGAGTTGGTCTACAGATGTAAACTCTTTTTCGTATCTATTTTTAATAAACGAAAGAACGTCTTCCTCTTTTAACTCTGAGGATTGAGTATTTTCTTCTTCAACTTGTGCCTCCGTAGATTCTACATTTGTATCTTCTACTTCTTCATTATTATGCTTTTGCTCGGCTTTATCAAGCAATTCTTGTTCGATTTGTTGTGAGGACTTCTCTTCGACACCCTCAACGGCTCTTACTTTTAATTCCATTTGATTTAAATTTTTACAAAGTTAATAATAAATTTTTGTTCATTTTATTCAGTTATCTCGGAGAAAACTCGCTCAAATCAAAACCATCTAAACTATCTTCATTAGATTCAAAGTTTTGTGGTGGGAGGTTGTTTTTTCTTTGATTTATCAACTTAGACTGTTCTGTATTTTGCTGACTAATTCTTTTAGACTTTGCAGTTTCTCTCTGAGTCTCCCTACTTTGGAGTGCTTTTTCAGAGATGTCTCTAAGTTGCTGATTATAATTAAACTCTTCAGCCATTAATTGACGTTTCAACTCGGCTTCATTTTTCATCTTCTCAATCTCAAAGGCAACCTCTGCTTGTTTTAGCTTCATCTTACCTTCAATTTCCATTTGTTGTTTTTTCACCGCAAGTTGTGCAGCCATCTCTTGAGCTTTCAAATTTTGTTGTGCAGTCATCGCTTGTTTCTGCATTTGTTGTTGCTCTTCCCTGTCTTGCTTCTGCTTACGTTTTAGTTTAAGAAGTTGGTTAGCGAGTTTAATATTTTTTAATTCTCTAATATCAATGGCATCTTCAAGATTAATATCTTGTTTAGATAAAGCCATTTGAATATTCTGTTCGAGTTTAGCTTTTTCTTCTTCATCCGGTGCTACCTCTAAGAATATCCCAAAGTCATAAATGTATAGGTCTGAAATTTCATTCAGTATACTTACATTGTACTTTCCTATCTTATTAGCAAAATCATCCTTGAAATCTGCATATTCAAGAATATCCGCAACCCTATATGTTAATGCTTCAGCTAAACTTCTAAATATAAATAAGCTACCATCAAGAATATGACGTGTAGCTACATTTGAATTTAAGGCTGCAAGTTTCTGTAATCCTACTAATGAATCCGGGTCAGGTAAAGAAGCATCTCTTGCTTCATTTAGTCCTGTTACAGTTCTAATCATATTCAGGTAGTAATTGTAATTACTAATAAGCATCTGTGTTTTAGATGCTCCTGAATTAGATGTAAGTTGTTGAATAGGTACTTTAGCATTATTGTAATCTCCATCCTGCGTATAAGACCTACCAATAACAGAACCTGTTTGAAAGTATAGTCTTAATGCGTCTTCAGGATTATATGCATTACCGGTTCCTAAATCTACTTCATTCAACCCATCGGCATCAATGTAGACACCATCAGGTACAACTCTTGCAATAACTTGTTGTAACTTCAAGTGTGTCATTTGAATCAAATCTGCAAAAGGAATCATCCTTCTTACTAATGACTCAATAACACCTTTATACATTCTTGGTGCTACTGCAACATAATTAGGTAATGCGTGTTGACTTGTGGATTTTGGTCTAACCATATTCTTTGCAAGTTCCCACTTCAAAAGAATATTAGTACCCATAACCATTACTCCATCATACCAAACGTCAATAGTCTTTTCAAACTTTTCAAAGTTACCTTCTTCCATAACTTCTACCGGTGGGTCAAATTGGTCATCCTTTTCAATAACCTTACTACCACCTGTAGCCATTACTTTTTTCTTATAGACCATCTTCTTTGTGGTCTTATAATTAAAGTACATAAGTGTTACAGTGTCTCTATAAAAAATGTCATTCTCATAGAACTGAGCTACATTATAATAATCATACCAAGATTGACTGTATTTAGATATTTCTTCTAAATCTTCATTAGTAAGTGATGGGTCAATCTTTTTACAATCAATGATTGGTACAGTTTTTATTTCACCCCAATAGAAACAATCTTTAAAGTGAGGGTCTTCTGTATAACTGTACACCACATTTGCAGGGTCAACATAAGATACTTTTACTCCGGAACCTTTTAAGAACTCGTGCTTGGCAACACCGATACCCAATACAGTTAGGTCGTAGTCAAATTGTTTGCGTAAGTCTAAGTATTTATTTTCTTCGAGTATAGTGTTGATTGCTTCTTCTTCGGCAATCTCGATAGATGGCTTGTAGTTAATCTGCATATATAAAGAAAGCTCTTCATCATTTGCAGGTAAATTTTCTGCAGGGACAACAAATGGGTCAACACCTGTTTTCTTTTGAATAATCTGCAGGGTATCTTTTGCAACCATTTGTCCTTCAATCATATCCTGATATTTAGAACGCTTGGCTTGAGACATAGCATCTTGTGCGTATGCCTTAACTTTGAATAATCTATCTGCCATTCCGTTTACGACAATATCCACAAACTTTGGAATAACAGGTACAGGGGTCCAATCTAAGTTTAGATAACTTAAATCCCCATCTATAGCTAATTCGTTTTTATATTTTTTAATAGACTGTTCGCCACGTGCATACAACCTTAATCTATGGAACTCTCTCCATTGGTCGTAATATCTGCAACCATTTCCGTCTTTTCTAAACCATTCGTACTGTATGGCTTGTCCTATCTGCAGTCCATACTCTTGCGTAGCCTTTTCTGCATCCGAGACAAATTGACTTGGAAAACCTGCAGATGTAATATTTATCTTTACATCTTTCATCTAATTATTTGACTTATGTTGCCTGTATTACTATACCTTGCAAAGTTAATCATAATTCTTGACTCTTTTTTTTCAGGTTGATATAGATGCTTTTGACAAGCCATAATCGCTAATCCTGAACTAATAGAAGCATCATACTTTGTTCTATTAGAAATATCAAACTTTGCCCAATCTTCCAATGTTCTGTTGAAAGGCATATTATTCATATCTCCTTCTTCACTTGATAAACCCACGTGCTTTTCAATATAAGATTCAATTGCTGCAGCGTGAGCTTGTTTTACATCTTCAGAAGAATTAGGTATTCCACCTAACTCACGTTCGGTTTTAGATAGTTTCGTAAACACCTTATCGGGTCTATTCATACAGAAACCTCTGTAACCTCTATTTTTAAAATGGTATAGTAATCGTGGCTTGTTATTTTCTATAAGTATTGGCATACCATAAAAGACACAAGCCATCAAGACATCTTCAAAAAATATCTCTGCAGTTTGTGGTCTTGCTATATATTCTAAAAAGAACTCATTGCTTGGTGCTTCTTCCATACTAAATTTAGTAAGTCCGTGTAATGCACCATTAGAGCCAACACCTCCAACTGTTCCACTAATATCATAAGAGTCACATCCGAATGCTCCTATATGTTCATTGGCAGGATATTTTATTCCGCCTTTGACTCTCATATTGTTTTGTAAGTTTTGATTAGGAACCCAAGTGATATTAAAACGTCCTCTTTTATCAGGAGAAAAAATAACCTTTGTATCTTTTACTCCATCCTTCCAACTAAAACTACCACGTGTTACGTGTTGATTTGTAATCATTGAATCGTTAAAATCTATCTGTTGATATATCTTAGTTAGATTAAATAACGATTGTCTACTTTCGTCCCTAAAAGCGTGTGACTCAGTTCTTGGAAACTGTCTGTAATATTCATTTAATGCATCAGGGTCGTGTTTTAAAGACTCTACTTCATTTTCCCAATAATCAATAGCACCTTGATATATTAGTTCATTGTCGATTCCTAAAACCTCAGTAGGTGGGTTATTTAAAACAGGCATTCCATATCTATCAATAAACCCTTCCATATTCCACTCCATAGGAATAAACAAGGAATATAAACCGCTTTTAGTCTGACCGTTAGCATTACGTTTAGCTACATCAGAATCATAATATAGATTCTTAAAATTATCTCCACCTTTAGATAATGCATTAGAAGTAGACCCCATCATACATTTACCGATTATCTTACTACCTAATCGCAAACAGGTTTTAGTAACTCGCCAATTGTTTAAAATATTATTTGGCTTTAACCACTTACCACTTTCAT